ATTTAAGTAAACAAAATTATACTATTTTATTTAATATAGTAAATAATACAACAACTAATAATATTGTTAATAATAATTATACATCTGTAAATATTTTGAAGGAAGATATTTATGATTTCAATATTGACATTAGTTATAATTTAGAAAAAGGTTCAGATATTATTAAACTTTATATTAAAAATAATAATATTATAATTAAAGAATATGATTTCTTACCTATCACTAAAGATAATAATTTAACTACTACTTTCAATATTAATTTTAAAACAAATTTGTCTTTAAATGATATTATTACTTTTGAAACAAATTATAAAATTAATGATGCCTCATTATCAATATTTAATTATAATTATAAAAATATAATTATTAATAACGATAATCATACATTTTCAACAGATTATTTTACTAACGTTAATAATCATATTTCTTTGAATAATACCATTTCAAGTAATATATTGTCAAGTCTTAATGCTGGTAATAATATAACTATTAGAGATGACAATGGTGTTAGTAAAATAGATGTTGATTTAAGTACTATTAATGGTACATTTTCTTCTGATAATGCTGGTCAAAATGTATATATTACTAATGTTAATGGTGTTAATAAAATTAATGCTAATATTCCTTTAACATCAAATAATAATGGTATTTCAGTTGATAATAATTTTGGTATTGGTACAACATCTCCTAGTGAATTATTACATATCGTTGATAATCAAAGTGATATATTTAAAGTCTCAAGTACAAAATTAGAAATAGGAACACACATTATACCAAAATCTAATGCTTCATATGATATTGGTTCAGCAGAATATAAAATAAGACATTTATATTTATCTGATAATTCATTATGGATTGGCGATAAACATAAAATAAGTATAACAAGTGATGAAAAAATATCATTTAAAAAAAGAAAACAAAATAAAATACCAGTAATATTACAAAATCAAGGTATTACAAGTGAAAATATAATTCAAATGATTAATGAAAATGTTGATTTAAATTTTACTATATCAAATATTAATGAATTAACATTACATCAATGGCTTTTAGTTTCAAAAAATTATACAGGTATTGATGATATTAATGATTTATTCCCAGATAACGATGAAGATAATTTTGAACAAAATTTAGATTTAAATACAATAAATGATACTATACAACAATTAAAAGGTAGAATAGAAGCATTAGAGGCCACAATAAATGCTTTATAATTTCATATATTTAAATATGAAATTATTGAAATATTTGCGTTTGTAATTGGAAAATTTGTTACTATAGTAGAAGTACTATATTCAAGCGTAGAATCCATAGATGATACAGTGAAAGCATCCGCTGTAATATTAAATGATTTGCCGTTATCATCATATATTGATGGATAACTAAAAATTTGTTCAGCTTCTCCAGAACTGTTCATTAAAAATAATTTAAATTTTCCAGGGATATCAGTATCAGTTATTTCAATCGTTAATTTAATATTAAAATATTCTGTATTAACTGTTTGTACTTGACTACCTTTAGTAATTATTATAGCATTATCTGTTGTATAACCACCCGTACCACCAGGACTTGTATTTTTATTGAAATTATATTTATCAAAACTATCAATTGTTTGTGGTTGTATATAATAGAATAATATACTTAAAGCATATGTTTTTTCAGGATCTAATATAAATGACGAAACAAAAAAATCATGAACTGTAAAGTTATATATTATTTTATTTTCAGCATTATAGAACAACTCATCTCCATGAACTATTGTACCATCATATGTAGTACCATTGCTAATATCGGTAACCCTTACATTTATATTATCTACGATAAATTTTTTATTTTTATTTAAATCCGTATCATTAAATACAAAAGGTGAGGTCCAGCTCGCAGGCAATGTTCCATTCGTAGCACTTGTTTGTCCTGTGGTTATTGTCCCAGCAGGTTTTTGATAATAATTATTGTTAATATAATTTTCCTGTCCTTTACCGATAGCCGTATTATTATATACTAATGTTGCTCCTCCTCCACCTCCTCCTCCACCCCCACTAGTTAATTGACCAGTTGGCACACCTGACTCGTCGGTCGTCAGGTATATTTTAGAAGCTATACCACCAAGAATTTTCACATTATCTTTTATTATCATTGTTATTATTCTATATATATATATATAAAAATATTATTTTTTAATAGTTATATAATGATACTTAACTATTTAGATGGTACTATACAAACAACAAATACATATACAATATTGAATAATCTTGATACTAATATTATACCATCTGTTAATAGTAATATTAATATTGGTGACAAAGAAAAAACAATTAAAGAATTGTTTGTGAATGATATATTATTAGATAGTGGTGAAATTACTAAAAAAACTAGATATAACGTTGATATTTCTACTTCTAATATTACAAGTAGTAATATAAATACAGAAGAAAATTATATTATTTATAATCTAAATTCTCAAGATTTAAATGAACAAGGCGATGGTAGTTCTAGTTATACTTTAGAATTTACAAATAATACTACTGGAAAACTTTTAATTTATGATACTATAGGTAAAGAACATGATGTTGATTTGTATTCGCCTATTAATATAGTTGTAGGGTCAACGCAATCATCAGTTACAATTAATGATTCAACATATTATACTGTTGGAGGAACATCAAATATTCAAAGTGATATAACTGGAAGTAATATAACATATAGTTCATCAATTGTTATTATAAAATATTATAATTGGGGTTATAATACTGAACCATATTTTAATAGAAATTATTATTCTTTATGGAATAGACCTTATATTCCTATTAAAGAAATTGATTATTATGATCAAGAATATATTAATAATTATAGTATTAATAGATTATTTAAAAGTATATATTATGAAAATTTTTATGATGCTAAAATTCCAATAGATACGGTTGATGTTTTTACTGAAAATTTAAATAATGATCTTATTATAAATGGCACAGATCCTAATAATTATTTTCAAGTTATATCTTTGCGATATTCTGCTAATAATTCAGAATATTTAGTTAATACTGATAGTATTAAAACAGGTCCTCATTTTATATCTGAAGATGATAGTGTTTATTCGACAAACAAATATATTGCTTTTAGAGGTAAAGATGGTTCCAAATATCGTTATTTTATAACAGGAGATATTTCTAATCTAATTAAAATTACTGATAGTATTACTATATCATATATAGTTGGTTCTGGTAGTGTTGATACTCAAGATGTTGAAACATATGGTAATGGTGGAGATAAACCAATTAACGGAGCTTTTAGAATACAAATTTTAGATAATACTGATACTATAATATTTAATGAAATAATTTGGATATCAGATAATGGATATATTGAAGATTGGCAATTATTTACTATTAATATTAATGATAATACAAGAGTAAATGGTATTAAATTAAAAATTGTTCATATTTATAATCCACAAAATAATGATAATTGGAATCAAACTTTTGGTGTAAGATATATTGGATTAAATATATTAGATGAATATAAAAATTATATTAGTTTAGAAAACATACCTTCAGCTTATCCAAATAGTAATAATATATTATGGAAAGATAATTATGGTAATTTAAAAATAGATAATTATCAATTTACTCAAGATTACAATACTTTAGAAAATAATCCATTTGAAAATACGTCAAATTATATTTATACTAATTTAAATAAAAATATAGGTATTGGCATTACTACTCCTCAAGAAAAGTTACACGTTGATGGTAATACAATTATTAATTCAAATTTATCGGTAGCAAGTAATATCTATTTTTCAGGAAATTTATATCAAAACGGACAACTTTATGAAAGTTATACAGATAATAATACAAGTAATTATTTATTAAATAATCTTAATACAAGTATTATACCAAACGAAGATTTAGTATATGATTTAGGTAGTGTTGAAAATAGATTTAAAGATTTATATATTGGTGATAATTCAATATGGTTAGGTGATGAACATAAATTAAGTATATCAGAAGGAAAAATAAAATTTAGAAAAAGACTTGTTAATAATGTTCCTTCTGTAATTAGTAGTCATGACAATTATAATGAAAATTCTTTAAAACAAATATTAGGATTGTCTACAGAACAAAATATAAATTATGAAGATATTAAATTAAAACACTGGTTAAGATATGCTAGAACATTAGACGGATTTGAAAATATTAGTATTAATGAAATATTTAGAGATAATGAAACAGACTATCAAGAAGAAACATCTTCCGATTTATGGATAAATCATAATAATAATATTATATTTGGTAATTATTCAAATATAGGTATTGGTACTAATACACCAACAGAAAAATTACATATTGATGGTAATGTTATTGTATCTAGTAATTTAACAGTTAATGATACTTCTACATTAAATAATGTAGAATTTTCAACAAGTTATGGCAATTGGAATATAAATATGAATAAAATTTATGAAAAAAATTTAACCGAAGAAAGAATGTATCCACCTATTCGTAATTTAACATCAGCATCACATACTATATCAGGACAAGAGTATGGTAATGGTCTTTATGAAACTTGGGAATCATCAAAGAAAAATAATACTTCTGGTGGGTATTCTGCTTTTAATACAGATTACGAGGTGGAAACCATAAATAATTATTCATATACAGGTAATTATAATTCTACAAATAATATAGTAGGTGATTATAATGGTGAATGGATAAAAATTAAATTACCAGTAAAAATTAATCTAACAAAGTATAGGTTTGAACGGAGATTTTATCATTCACCTGCTCAATATAAAATATATGGTTCAAATGATAATGAAAAATGGGATGTGTTAGTTCATAAAACATCAGATATTAGTTATGTTTCAAATTCATATGAAGAATCTATAACAACAACTGGTGAATATCAATATTTTGCATTAGTTGTAAATAAATTGGTGGGATATGCTTATCAAGTGTCAGATATTGCTTTACCTTTAAAGGAATGGTATATCTACGGTAAAGAAATTATTACGATATCAGGTGGCGAATTGAAAATTACTAATGAAAATAGTAAAGGTATCACTATAGACAATTCAGGATTTGTTGGTTTTAATAATAATGCTCCCCAAAATACTATTGATGTTGATGGTAATATTAATATAGAAAATAATGAAGATAAAACAGCTTTAATTCTTAATCAAAAAGTTGAACAACCTATTGTTGATATAAAGAAAAATGATCAATCTATTCTATTTATTAATGAATTAGGTCATATTGGTATTAATAATAATCAACCGACAAAAACTTTAGAAGTTGGAGGTGATGCTATGATAATATCTAATTTATTTATTGGAAGTAATATTTATATAAGTGGTGATTTATTTAAAAATGATGAACTTTATACAAGTTATACAGATAATGATACAAGTAATTATTTATTAAATAATCTTAATACAAGTATTATACCAAATGAAAATTTAGTATATAATTTAGGGAGTGCTGATAAAAGATTTAATGAACTATTTATTCATAACGCAAATGTTGATGGAACATTAACAACGAGTAATTTAAATATTATTGGTGATATTACAAAAATTAATACAACTATATATGAATCTGAAAATTTATCAATATTTAATGA